AGATTGAAAGGAGGATCTGCAAAAGTCATGTCCACAGAATTGTCTGGAATTTCCTTAAGAAGAACCAGACAATCACCCGTAGTTATTTTATTGAGATACTGATCAATCATTCAACAAAGTTTCTTTGAGAAGGTTTTTAAATTTTACCATATCCACTTCACTAAAAGTGAATACATCATCAAATGCAGAAACAATTCTTTCCATGTCTTTATCACGAACTAACCACCCAATACCATCCACAAAACCAACGAACTTTGCAGATGGATAATATTCTTTAATCAATCGACCCACTGCAATCTCAGTCTTTGCTTTGTCACCCATACCAGAGGCAGTGGTAGTCACATAAGAACTCTCAATAATAAGAAGAGGATTTTTCTTGTTGGGAATTACAAAGTCCATTGTTCGTTTTTTATCAGGAACATTCTCGGCCAGTTTTGGCAGATCCCCATGCTCCCAAGAAATACCAAGTTCTTCTAGTACATTTTCAATTGCAGTCTCTGCATTGTTTTCCTTCTTACCAGTATAACTACCTTTTTCCCGATATCTAATCAAGGTATCAATAGTTTCTTCAGACATAGTTACAATGTCTTTCAACTTCTCAACACCAAGTTTTCTTACTTCAAAAGGTTTCAGAGTATTTGTAATAAAAGGAATTGTTGGAGCATCAAAAAAGACATTAACAACACCTTTCCTAAAGTATTCGTTGTTCTTTACTAATGACTCAATTTTTTTAGAAGACCATTCTTTGAAATTATTTTGACTATCATCAAACCATTCTGTTTTAAACAGAAGTTCATTCAGAACAGAATCATTAGAAACTCTTGACAGACTAATCAATCGAAGGAGACCTTCCTGAGAGAACCCAGTAGAGGTTAACAGAATTTTCAGTCCATGATCTTCCTTCAGAAGTTCTTCAAAAACTTCTTTTTTAAATTCATATTGAAGTCTTTTTTGAAAAGAAATGAAAGATTTTTTGAGAGAGGAAACATACTGTTCAAACTCATCCTCAAACTGCCCATTCACAAAGTAATATGTATTGTTCTCTTTGATGGACTCAGCAGTGTTTGCCATGGGTGGTCTCTGTTACCCATGTATTATAGCACAAAAAAGAGGGGGGTGTCACCCCTCCCCTTCAACTTTTTTCTTTTTAGAACCAATATTATACTTAGTCTCAAGAATCCAATCATTCTTGTCCTTATAGGAAAGAACTTTGATTTGATTGAGTGGTGCAATATCTCTAATCTTTTCTGCGTCTACAATGCTGATAAGACCCCAGTCAGCAAGTAGTTGTGCAATACGATTACGTCTCTGAACATCATTAACTGTAATGTTCGCATGTTTACCATCCAGTGCGAAGAGTTCCTTAAAATGCACAAGATAGTAACGACCTTGTTTATGGAGAATGTGGCAAGATTGATAAATCTTCTTCTCTTTTCTTGAGGCAACACCAATTCTTGTCAGTGTTTCTCTTACTTTCAGAAAGTCATCAGGTTCACTTAGAACCACTTCAACCATCTGTTCCGGTGACCATTTCACAATAGGCTCTTGGACCACGCTCATTTTGTTCCTCCAGTGTCAAATTTCGATTTAATAAAATTAAGTTGTTCTGTTGTCAGGATTTTCAAAGCATGTTGTGCCTTTTCATTACTATATCCATAATAACGTTTGACATAATCAAGATCTTTGATTTTATCTTTTCGGAGCCAGGGAGAAAATCTCTTCTTTTTCCTCAGACTATTTAGATAAAAATCATATTGCAATTTTTTTGGAAGAAAATGATACTTGTTCATCTCATTCGCAAACATAATCGCATCAAGATGTCCCGAAAAACAACGGTTGATAATATATGGAGGATATTCCTTTTCAAGCAAAGGATCTTCATCAATTAGATTTTTCTTTGTCTGATTGATGCTATTCAACCAATCCTTCAATTCCATAATTAAAAAGTAAAAGTTCCTTGCGTTCTTTTTGTTCTCTCATGTATTCCCCAACGGAACGCATTGTATACGTTAGGTCAAACTCACCTACTTCCCACCCTTCGAAACGGTCTTTGACCAGTTGAGACGAATTATAAGATATGAGTTGAGGACCAATAAACCGATCACAATCGGCAGCGAAACCATCGTGACTGAATCCGTTATGCATACTCCCTTTCCGTCCATAAAGGTTGCTTCTAATGTCGTAGGGTGGGTCAAGGTATGTGAATACGTTTTTGTCATCAGTAAGGAGTTGTTCATAACTAAGGTTTGTAATTTTCCAGTTTCGAATTATTTGAGTATATCCCGGTAACTTTTCGATTCCTCGCATTGAGAAGTTTGAGTCAGATGCTTGGGCACTAAAGGATGAGGACTCCGTGAGACCAGAAAAAGAGCACTTGTTAATAACGTAAAAAGCACAAGCACGAAATAGATTGGGTTGATCATAATCATTTACAACATCTTTTGCTTCTAAGAAGAGTCCCTTTGCAGATCCACGATCGGGATATCTAGACTTCAATTCCTGAAGTCTTTTGAACATTTTGTGCCCATCATCCTGCAAAACTCTCCAGAAGTTATACAGAGGTTCGTATAGATCATTGACCCATACATCAAGATTGGGATACTTCTTAGTAATGTGAATTGCTACACTACCACCACCAAGAAATGGTTCGCGATACTCCTTGTAGTCACGAAGATCTGGAATATAAACATCTAGTTTAGTACAAGCGCGACTCTTGCCGCCGGGATACCTCAGGGGTGTCTTCAGAGATTTCATAATCAGGTCTGTTATACTTCAAATATTCCCAAAAGGTTAGTTTCATTTCCTTATTGGTCATGCCACAATGAGCAGCAGCGGCAGGCAAATTCATCGTAGCATGAAACAGTGCTTCATTTGCCTCCTGTACGTTCTGTGGGGTAGTCTTTACTCTCATAGAACACCTCGGTATGGTCTATCACCTCTATGAAGAAGAACTCCATCAACCTTATTCAAGAGTTCCTGCATACCCTGATTCAATACACGATACCCAGTTCCAACATAAAGTTGTCCCAAAACAACCGCAACAGTTGCAGTGCCCCAGAAGACATAATAGAATCTTGACTTGACTTGTGCTCTAATTCTGGTTTTCATGATCTTAAAGAACTAATTTTTTCTCGTCTGGAGTAATTAGTTTACTACCAAATAATTCATTATACTTCTTTTTAACAGAAGCGTCAACATCAACCATGTAAATCACATGTTGTTTGCCAAGAGTAATTTCGGGGTTGTCTTTATCAATTACAGTTGCCCATGGAGCAAATCCAACTGCCTGAGCATTTGGAAGAACTACCAATCCATTCTTCACTGTAATTTTATCATCAGTTTCAGAAACAAGTTCTGCCACCACTTCTTCTCCAGTGGTGATTCTAATCAGTTTTACATCAATCATTTGAATTCACACTCTACCAAAAACAGATTTTTCAAGTTTTTCAATTCTATCTATAAGAGACTCCCTATTATACAAAAAATCAACATTACCTTCAACCTCAACAAAATGCTCTGCAAATCTTTCAAGAACCTTTGTGTATTGAAGACCTTTAGATTTACACAAATCTCTATAATCATCAAGAGTTTTGGGATTCATATTAGCAGCATATGCACCAGGACGAGTTCTTGACTTACCTGTAGGGATAACTTTATTCATAAGTGTCCCACCATCTTCAATTCGTTTGAATTTATTAATTAATTCTGCCTCTTTTTGCAGAGCATCTTTTTCTTCAATACCTTCTAGTATTTTAGTAATTCTATTGTCTGGTGGAATAGGAATATCTCCATGACAATCAGTGCATCTACTATTAGTTCCTTTACCAACATAATATGGTGTTGCATCTTCATCGAGATATAGATAAACGTAATAACTCATTTGAATTCACACTCCACCATAATTTCGGTTAAACAAGCAAGCATATTTATCTCCTGATCCGCAACAAATGCAGCTTGATACTGATACTTAGCAAGAACGAGCACAGCAGCAGGAACGCTAGCATTTTCAAGGGCGCTATAAAGAGCATCGTAAATACGACGCAAAAGTACAGTAGTATCGTTGTCCATATTAGAAACGACCCACTTGCGAACTTCAGGGAAGTTTTTTTCTTTGAGATTTTTGAGAAGATCATTTACGGCAACATCAGAGAATGTGGCAAGAATGCCAGAGTCAATCTTTCCACTGACAGAATAACGCTGACACTCATTCAAGACACGACGCCAATCTGGGAAGTGCTTGTTAATAAGTTCTACCAGGACCTTGTTATCATATTCAATACCTTCTGTATCCAGGATTTGTTGGATTCGCTTGAAGAACTGAGCGGCAATGGTTTGTCGATCTCTTCCTTTAATTCCGAATTCAACCACTGTGCAACGGGAATGAAGTGGTTCGATGATTCGGTTTTTGTAATTACAGGTGAAGATGAACCTGCAGTTACCACTAAACTCCTCAGTAAACGCCCGTAGGAGGAGTTGTACGTCATTGGTTGTGTTATCTGCCTCATCAATGATGATGACTTTGTGTTTTGCAGTTGCTTGAAGTGAGACGGTCGAAGCGAAGTTTTTCGCATTGCTTCTGACAGTATCGAGGAAGCGTCCCTCATCCGATCCATTGATGACATAGTAATCTACTCCCAGTTGGTTACATAGTGCCTTGGCTACGGTTGTTTTACCACACCCTGCAGGACCAGCGAGCAGCATGTTAGGTATCTCTCCTTTATCTAGGAAATTCTGAAATGTTTCCTTAGTATTGTCAGGAAGTATACACTCTTCAATTGTTTTGGGTCGATATTTTTCAACCCAGAGGAATTCGTCACGCATAATTAATGTAAGGGTCTTTCAAAGATTTCGGATACCAAGTCTGTAGCACCCATTGCATCATACATGTAAGTTGCACCAGACCGTGGATTTGTATGATCTCCACATGTAAAAACATCACATACTGCCATTCCATTCTCTGGCCAAGTATGAATACTGATGTGACTCTCGGCAAGAAGTGCTACAGCAGTCACACCCTGGGGGTCAAACTTGTGAGATTGAATGCCAAGAAGTGTGCTTTCAGATAGTGTAGCAGCATTCACAAGAACATTGCGAATATGTGCCTCATCATCTAGAAGTCCATATGGACATCCCTTTAGAGTAAAAAGTATGTGTCTCATAAGTCATACCCAATCCGGTTTTCTGGATGGGTCACGAAGATAATTAGATGCAACCCAAGGTTTGGATGCGATATACATTTTGTAAGCAGTAAAAGTGTCAATGCTTGTGTCAAATTTATACTCATCAGGCATTGCTCGGGCGAATGGTTTAGGTTCTTTACCGGAGCGTCCTGCAGGATCACCATAGGGAAAGATTTGATTTGCGTATGCAAGAGTGCGTAAGCATGTATGAATCTTTTGATATCGATGTGAGTACTCTTCACACAGAGCAAGTCCATGGCGAATCAACCAACGCCAATTGAGAACAAAGTCTGATGCCCATACAGTACAAGGATGATTACGAAATGCACCTTTTTCTGTGGCATAGGGAGTTCCGTCTGCCTTGGGAAGAGTTCCAAATCCATGACCCCACTTTTCAGATGCAACAATAGAGAGCATCTGACAGCACTCTAGTGGCATCTTGACGATGTGTTTGTCAGGGAGAACCCTGGCACAAACAACAGGATCAGGATCGGTCACAAAGATGTTCATATCACTCGAAAGTAGAGTCGGGTTCTAGAGCAATATAATAAGTCAAGTCATGGTTTTTGGAAGTAAATCGTGACAGAAGTTTTTGTGACACAACAACATCATAAGTTCCGGGAAGAATCTTGATGTTTTCTACCTTAAAGTTGAACGAAAATTCAGATTCCGTTTCGCCAACAACAATATTGAAATTGTTAGAGGTATCGTTCTTCTTATCACGAACAACCAAAGTCACCTTGCCATCCTTACCAATCGCAGAGAAATCAGGGAGTTGATTGATGGCAGCTGCCTTCAGCAGTTTATCAAGTTGTTCAGTGCTCAGTTCAAAGCAAACATCCTCAGTGGGGAGAGTAATATCCTTATCAGGAGGAGTGACAATCACATTTGGATCAGCAAAGAAAAAAGTTTGCTTGGACTTGCCTTCACTAATAACAACATATCCTTTGTCAGTAAAGTCCAACTCAGGATTCCTGAACAGACTGTTGTTTACATTAAGAAACTGATTAAGGTCATAGAGTGCAAAATCGGAGGGAAACTCTTCATTAAGGTTTGCCTCTGCCAAGATGTTCTTGGCAACAGAGATGGTGCGAAGACGATTTCCTTTCTTAACAAGGATAGAATTATTGATTCCTGCAAAGTTCCTCAGGATGGAGAGAGTTGAATCACTCAGTTTCATTGTGCGTTCTTTCAGTTTCATTGATTGTAAGTTTCACGTTTTGCATTCTTGTCGTTGAAATGCATCAGAAGGACAGCATAGTGCAAGATCTTCATAATGTCACGACGAGCAGTTCCCTTCTTATCATAACGAGATGCATACTTGAGGATATTAGATCGGCAGAATGCTTCACCGTCTCCACATGCCTCAATCAGATCCAGAGTTTGAATCTTGTCATCACCAGCAGAGTAGTGCTGATTGTAAGTTCCCCGAACATACTCAAGAAGTTCTTGCAGAATCTCCTCTTCATTATACTTCCAAGGTGTCCTGGAATTGATTAGGTCGATAGAACCCGAAGGACTGTCTGTCATATTAATAGTAAAGTCGTTTTCATCCATTTTCAAAATTTCATCGTAAAGCATGGACCAGGAATTAGTCATAATCTATTATATCAGGAGACAGTGTTCTCGTCAACGGGCATTTGGAAATCAGCATCCACCTTATCATAGAGTTCCATGAATGCCTGCTTCGTTTCATCATCAAAACGATTCACACAAACTTCAATTGCTTTCTCCTTCTTACCAAAGATTCGGAATGCATGAATGATATGAACCAGACGACGAGTGGTGATGATTTCTTCAATACCACCATCATAGAAGGTCTTACGAATGATGTCTGCCCAATCCACAAGACGCTTACAGAAGTCAGGAGCAACCACTTTGAGATCGCGAGCAACACCCTCCAGAATCTTCAGTTCTGTGGCAGGGGTGGGGTATTCCTGTTCAAACGTGACGGGGAATCGCTCAAGGAAGGCTTCATTGAGCACGTTAGTTCCAATGAATCGTCCGTCGTCTGAACCTTTACCCTTAGTGTTGGCTGTGGCAATGACGTTGAATCCACTTGCAGGAGTAACCCACCGTCCGATCTTTTTAAGGAAAACTCCTTTCCCCTCAAGGATAGATTGGAGACAGAGAATTTTGTTAGAAGCGAGGTCGATTTCGTCAAGGAGCAATACAGCACCTCTTTCGAGGGCCTCAATGACCGGGCCATTGTGCCAGACGGTAGCACCATCAACAAGGCGGAAACCGCCAATAAGATCATCTTCATCAGTTTCAATAGTAATGTTTACACGGATGAGTTCTCGTCCGAGTTGAGCACACGCTTGTTCGACAGAAAACGTTTTACCGTTGCCCGAGAGACCCGTGATAAACGCAGGGTAGAAGAGACGGGACTGAATAATTTTTTTAAGAGAACTGAAATTGCCAAACTGGACGAAGGTATCATCTTTTTGTGGAATAAGGTTTTGTTCGATGGCAGGTAGTGCTGCAGGAGCAGTATAAGATACTTCCAATTCTTGCACAGTCTCCTTTGTTACTTCCAAGTTCCACTTACCACGACCAACTTTATAATCAGTCAATTTGTTTGTGATGGTCTGATAATTGAAATCATTCATCTGACAGAATGCCTTGATCTCGGCAGAAGTCACAGACTCACCATACGATTCACGGAGACAGTTGATGATGCTTTCTTTGGAGAGACCCATTGGGTTGTTTTGTTTAACTGAAGTTATTATAGGGCAGAGTGAGGCAGAGTCAGAGACAGAGTGGACACTTAATCAAGTGTCCTTTGCTGATAGTAATTTTCGGAGATTATCTTTGCGGTATATCCTGGATAATACCTCTTTACCATGGCACTAATTCCCATCGCAGTGATTGCACTAGTGCATACCACCAGGACTTCCTTAGTATCTTCCAGGACAATGTGCTTGAGTCTAAAAGGATTTTTCTTAGTCATGCTACCAAAGAAATAAACTCCCCAAGAATTTTCTTATTCATTTTTTTAGAATTGAGAGATTTTGCAAATGCACTCTTAATCTGAGATTTGGTTGCATCATCTCTTACCTCAAAATTACCATCACTATTTAACGCAGAAGATGACAAACCAAAGTAGCTGTGGTATCCAGAGGTTTTAATAGAGAATGCCCTCTTCTTTTTCCATGCAGTTTCTACTTTAGTATACTCATCAGTATACACTTTATAATAGCGACGAATAAACGATTTACCATCTCTGGGATCAAGGATACGAATACCAATAAAGTTCATATCAACAAAATTATCCCTAAGATTGTGAAGAAGAACATCGGTTATTCCATCCCATGTATCACCACAGGAATATGTATTTCCAGTTTTCCTATCCCTCAAAACACAGTTGTATGCGATACTACCAGTTCCAAGAAAAGGACCATCTTCATATCCACGATTCATCTCACGATGATACCTCAGGGAACACCCTTCACCGTCAGTTAGAACAACACACTGAACTTTCTGAAGTTTGTTCTCTTCCTTAAACTGAGGGAGAATTTGATGAAGAGAAATCATTGCCTCATTCAAAGGAGTCCCCGACAATCCCATGCCAACAGGAGTATTGTAAGCACAATGATACTGAAATGAGTATGCGATACGGAAAAGATTTTTCATCTGCTGATCCAGAACCTTCGCATTCACCTTACTGGTGAGAAAGTTCATCATAGAAAACCATTCGGGAACATAGGCAAGACCTGCTTTCTTTTTATATGCAAACTCTCTGAGACCTGTCACTTCATCCATCAAAGGATATTCATTAGTAAATGCATAAACTTCGAAAGGAATATTAACTTTTTTACAGAACCATACCAGATTGAAGAGTTGCTTGAGGGTGTCAATCATGACATTGCCCATAGAACCACTCCAGTCCAAGACAAATACCAGACCATGATTCTTACCCTCAGCAAGAGTGGTCACTTTCTTGAACAAATCTTCATTGTATTTGTAAGTATGAAGTTTGGAGCAGTCAAGAACACCAGTGCGAGCCGTGGTAGCACGAGCATAGGAATCTGCTGCCTTCTTACACTCAAACTCTTTTACCAGATAGTTGACTTCTTTCTGAGCAGAACGCTTGAATTTAGAATACTGTTCATCAACCATAGAAAAGTTGAACATAAAAGGAAACTGAGACATTCTTTCAATTTGAGTTTCTTCATAAGAACTCCAGTTCTCCTCACAACGCTCATGAATCTCAGCATTAGGGACAATAATTTTCTTCAAATCAAGTTTAGGTAACTCGATATAAACATTCTCATACCCATCATGAGATACAAGTTCTTTAATTGCATCTTCAAGTTTGCTCACTGTAGATACTTCTACATCACCACCTTCATTTGTATTGTCCTCAGATTCACTCTCCTCAGAATCTTGAGATTCTGACTCCTTTGATTGTGATTGGTTTTGTGGGTCAGAGTGACCTGTTTGCTGCCCAGATTGTTCGTCAGAGGTGTTTTCACTTTCACCCTCTTGACCATTCTGATTCTGAGAGCAATTTGTTTCTTTCTCTTTCTGTTCCTGCTTACAAAAATTATAAAGTTCCTCAGCAACATCCAAGACATCATCAAAGGTCTCGGTGTTTGCGATTTTATTGATAAGAATTCTTTCTTTCTCATCAAAATTGATATCAACAAAACTACCAATCTTGAAATAAAGGTTTGCTTTATCGGCAAGATTCATGATGTCCAGATTTTCATCGGCAATCTGGAAGAAGTCTTCTTCGGCAAGTTCAGAATATCCACGATAAAAAGTCTTGGAGATGCCAGCATACCGACGCTTCATCAGTTTCTCAATGCGGACATCCTCAACCACATTCACAATCTGTGGTGAAATCTTTCTTTCTTTAATCCAGTCACGATCTGGTGTATAGAGTGCATGACCAACTTCGTGACCCACAAGCATATCATAAACAGAACCGCTTGCCTTTTCCCACATCGGCAAAGTCAGAACCCGAGTGTGGACATTAAAGCAAGCGGTCTCAACCTTCTTGTGCTCTACAACCAAATCTTCGGTTGCCAGCAGTTTAGCAAGTTGGGATTTGATCTCGTGGGAAACAGTCATCGAAGTTCATTCGTATGGACTCATAATACGACGAAACCGCCTTATCAGGGCGGTTCTTGTGACGCTTTTTAAATTGTCTGAGTGCTTCCCTGCGTGCTCTCATTGCCTGAGGTTTGAGAGTGCGCTTCTGCTCCTTCTTGGAGTGATGTTGCCAGTTTGGAGTTGTCATGGCTATACTCTGCGAGAGAACCCTTTTATTTTATCAAATTTTATCACATTGTCAAACTTGTCATGTAGGTCGGACTTGTGAGAGATAACAAAGATGTTTGCACCCTTAATAACATACCTGATAATTTTGAGAAATTCTTCAGTTCCAAATCCATCAAGAGAGGAATCAAATACTTCGTCCATGATTAGGAGATTGGTATTAACCGAGTTCTTGACTCTTGCAACCTCTCTCCATGTGAACAGAAGTGCTAGATCAATTCTCATCTTTTCACCTTCACTGAAAGAAGAATATGAAAAGTCTTCATGGATTGGCGACTTCACAGTCTCATTAAATTCTCCATCCAAATTAAAGTTGATGTAGAAATCCATCATCTGAAGATATCGATTCACTTGTTGATTGATGAAAGGAAGATACTTTTTAATGATCTTCGTCTTTACACCATCATCTTTAAGAAGTGAATATGCAAAATCATAATTCAACATCTCTGTCCTTTTTTCGGACAAGCTATCAATTGTATTTTGGAGAATTACTTTAAACTCTGCTAACTTCTCATGCTCAGTATTTCTGTTTGCAACTTGCTCGGTAATTCTTTGAACTTCCGATTCCAAATCTCTGATCTGTCGTTGACATCCAGATATTCGAGTATTGTTTTTAGAAATGTCATTATTGAGTTTAGTAATCTCCTTAGATAGTGAGTTGAATTGACGCTCTCTTTCTTGTTCGAACTTTATTGTTTTTTCAAGTTCTTCATAACCATCCTTAAGTTCCTTTGCTGTATTTTGAGCGTCACTAATTCTATTTAACCTAAACTCTTCCTCTATATTCTGTCCACAAGTAGGGCATTCCGTATTTTCCGTAAAAAACTTATGTTCTTTGGTAATTGTGCTTACTTTTTGAGACAACTTGCCTCTCAAGTTATTGAGTTTTACTAACTTATCCCCAGCACCCGTAACACTTTCTTGTTCTTTGATATATCCAAAAATACTCTCCTCAAGAGAAGAGTTCTCCTTCATGTAAGCAACTATCTCTTTATCAAGAGTAGTAATTTTTTTATTATTGGCATTGATATTCGCATTTCCCCTTTCCTCAAGTTCATTGATGAAGTTCTCCTGCATCCCAATCTTATCTTTGACATTTTCCTTTTTAAGGTCCAAAGATTTAGATTGCTCTCTCATAACTCTAATCTTATCTTTGATTAGATTGTTCATGGCAGAGAAGATACGAATATCCAGCAGGTCTTCGATGACTTCACGACGATTAGCAGTCGTCAATTGCATGAAGGGAACGAAGGTGCTACTACCCAGAATCACAATCTGAGTGAAAGATTTGTAATTTACCTTGAGAATATTTTCTTCCAGAATGCGTTGATTGGCACGATCATCTGCTTCTTTATGCAGAGGATTACCATTCACTTCAATATCAAAAACATTTGGTTTGATTCCACGGCGAACCAAATAGTCACGACTATTGACAGAAAACTCAATCTCTACCAAACACTCTCTTTCGTTCGTGGTGTTAATTAACTGAGGTTTATTAATTTTACGAAAAGGTTTATTGAACAGCACAAAAGTGAGTGCATCCAACATAGAACTCTTACCCGCACCATTTGTTCCAATGATGAGGTTTGTATTGTGCTCTTGAAAATCAATCTCAGTCCAACTATTTCCAGTGCTCAGAAAGTTCTTGTATTTGATCTTTTTAAAAGTTATCATTTTTAGGTGGAATCACAATGTCATCAGAAGTAATCACAGTGTATTTGTAACTGTGTATCTTACAAGTTTTTATAGCAAGTTCATCATCAACCTCAACCACATCCATAGATTGATCTTCTTGATCCTCAAGCATCATAGCATATCGGATAGCATCATCCTCCTCCTCAAATAGAAAAAGAACCTTATCACCATACTTGTCTTGCACAGCATAAGCACCCTCGTCTTTATTTTCTTTGAGAGTGAGGAGATACATTTTATTCTACCTCGCAGGCTTGTTTGTAAAGATCTTGAAAAATGTTTTTGATAATGCTCTTATCATACTGCGTTTCAGATTCGTCAATGTATCGATTTAGAATTGAAAGAGTATTCTCTTCCTCTCCTATTTCAAAATCTTCATTCTCTTGGAGATCAAAGTTTTCAATAATCTTCAGATCTTGAACTCCGACAGAGTATAACTTATCAATAAACTTTTCAAAGTCTTTAGGTTTTGACTTTTTGCGAACGATTACTTTTACAATTTTGTTTTCGTATTCTGTCGCATTGAAGAGTTTGTGATTAGTATCCTCATAATAGATGTTATAAAATAATTTATAAGGATTATTAACTGGAGTATGAGTGAGGGTATCCGTATCAAAGATATGAAACCCACGGGTATCATTCACATCGTTCCAAAACATCTCATAAGGATTGCCTAGGTAGAAGATTTTTCCGTTGTCGCTCCGTGTATGGTAGTGTCCTGAAAACACTTTGTCGAACTTCTCAAATACGTCGCACGCCATACCTTCTTCCATGACGTGTCCGCGATGCGCTCTAAATCCGTTGAGCTCAAGGTGCCCCATCGCACATATGCTATCAGAAACTTTGATAGCGTTGACAGAATCCTGATAGTTTTCCGCATTGATCCAAGGAATAAACAATACCTTTAAATTATCTATGACAACTTCTTCAATTTTATTGTAAGTTTTTATGTTTTTATAAGTTTGAAGAAGAAGACCTGGCGAATTCACATTGTTAGTATTTTTGTAATAACAATCGTGATTACCCACAATCATATGAACATCATATTCCTTGAGTCTATCAAACACAACTCTCTTTGCCCATTCTAGACTTTGATAATCAATCGACTTGCGACTATCAAAAGCATCACCCATGTGAATGACAGTGGTGATTCCCTCTTTCTCTAGAGTGGGAAAGAAAACATCATCATAGAATTTTTCAAAGTAATCATGAAGGTGTTTAGAACCTTTACGAGCACCATAGTGAGTATCAGTGATAATTGCTACTTTCATTCTAAGTGATGTGCCTTAAGATCAGGATTGGGTTGAGAAGGGACGGTAGGATTACGATCTAAGTTTTTGATGACAATGAATGCATCTTTGTTATACTTGCGAGTCCCTTTAACCGGTGCCCACTTTGTGCCAGCACCCTCAATCTCATAGACTGAAGTGCCACCAATTTCCACAGCGATATTATCGCCATCTTGCCATCCCAGATTCTCCAGGGCAGTGGCAAGTTCTTTTGTCAGTTTCATCGGTTTCTATACTGAATGTTGTCTTTAATAGTATTATAGTCAGCATTATTACCTGCAAGTTCATTGCTGTCAATAACCATAACCTCATCAAATCCTGTGCGTTCAATGATTTTGGTTTTGATCTCTAACTGCTTTTTCTCTTTCTGAATTCTTCTCAAGAAAGCATAGTGAATAATCTGAGTGAAGTAAGCAAAAGGATTTTGTGACTTCTCTGGATTGAAGTTGTGAATGTATTGGACGCAATTTTCAATGCCATCAGAAATCATGTCCTCACGGAACATATAGTTGACAAAGTTCGGTTTATAAGAAAGGTGAGTTGCAATCTTCAGGAAACACTCTCCGAGATAATCTGGAATCCTGGGTTTACCTTCCCATGCTCCAGACTTCGGAGGTTCTTTATCGTATTTCTTGATAAATTTTTCCCGTGCAACATTTACCTTCTCACGATAAACAATCATTGCCTCTAGCAATTCTCTATTGTTTACATAATGTTCGGTCTTTTTTTTAGGCATAGCATTGAATTTCCCGCCCTAATTAATAATGTTAATATTATAGCACACTTTGAGGGCTTGACAAGTTGGTTAATTCTATGTAGACTAG